AGATTGTGAAACCATCTGTTGAATCTTGCCCACTGGTTTCTATCTGGTGATGCTCTGTTAAAAACAATGTATTCTTTTATAGTAGGATAATTGTTAGCATTACTAAATGGTAATCTATCAAATGCTTCAGTATCAAAAGGAACTTGTTTAGACTCTGTTGCAGTGCTTGGAATCTCTAAATCTATTTCGTCAACTAATCTTATTTCTTCACCAACACCTTCTACATAATATTCTTTATTTGAATAAGTTGCAGGAGTAACTTCTCCAGCAAATCTAATTTTCATACCATTGGAAAATGATACTCCAGATTCTGTAGTATATGTTTGTTTGCCAACTATTTCTGCGTCTACATCAATGGCAGTGTTTTCTTCAATATTGTAAATGTTTGCACTACCAGAAGTGTTTACATCATTTTTACTGATATAAAATAATTTTGCTGGTGCATCATCTGGAATAGTAAATTCTAATACACCCTTCTCAACGTAGACTACACCATCAGATGTTGTTACGCCTTTATTATAAAGTGTGCTAATATTTTTACCTGGTTCAAATCCTTCTATGCCGCCGGCAACTGGTTCTACTAAAAATCCATCTTGGTCAAAGTTTGCACTATCATAAATCTTACTATCATATTTTCCTGGCTTTAATATACCTTCTACTGTTTCAGTTACAATAGCCGCTCCAGGAGTAAACACTCTGTTTGTTGCAAAAGCAATAGGATGTCCTGGTGTATCTATAACAAATCTATATGTCTGGCCTTTATATAATTTTAAAGTAGGATTTGCTGTCTTACCATCAGGAGTAAAAATAAAAGCCATGTTGTCGCCTTGGTCAGCAACAGTAACTTTATATGTACTTGTTATTCCTTTTGCTTGTCCTAGGACTGTAAGTGTCTGTGGTCCTTCTGGTAACCAATAGTATTCTCTATAATTAGAAAACTTATCCCAATCAACATGAGGATCCCATGCATAGTATTCTTGCGAATTTAATTTACTATGATCATTTGTGTTACCACCAAAGACTTTTGTTTGGTTTACAAAGTCTTGATAATCTTTGTAAAATTTTGTGTTACCAATATTATCATCAATTACTACTGCTGGTTCTAATTGATAATTTTGTCTTAGGTCACTAATATCATTTATGTAACTATCTGTAGACTTATATGCTTTGGCATCTCTTCTACCAATATATCCATTAATTTTTTCAACTGTACCAGAACTTATTAATTGATCCAAAGTAGAACTTACAAATTTTTCATTTGCTACTGTTCTAAAATATCTAGGTAAGAACTTACTGGCTTTTCTTGTTTCTTCTTGTTTGCCAGTTGGTAATGGATTTTCGCTTTGGTTATTATCGTATGCCATTAGTAACCGCTCCCACTAGATCCGCTTCCGCCACTACCGCTACCGCTTGAACCACTGTTACTGTAAGTTGTTGTACCAGAAGAAGTATTTGTAGTGGATGAAGTTGTACTAGTGAAAGCACTACTTGAAACACCGCCTGTTGAGGTCGAAGTTGATGTTACTACTTGACCTTCAGCCTTCAATCTAGTAGCAGTGATGTTGTCAATGATTTCAACATTATCAACAGTTGCACCACTTATAAATATCTCATCAGACTCTGAATTAATTTCGTACAAACTACCAAATGATTTATTTGCTTCAACTGGTACTATTACAAATGTTAATAAGTTTGGTGCTGTTTGATTCATAACATAAGTAGCCATTTCAGTGAAACTAAATTTATCTCCAAAGTCCCAGTTGTCTAATGCAAAAAATTGATTTATTGCTTGGATCACTTTTACTTTTAAATCATTATCGTTAACAACCACTTCTGTGTTTTTAACAATTTTAAATTTTGCTTGTAAACTTAAATCTGCTTTATCTCCAAATAATACTTTATATTTTACAGGATGATAAATTACCTCGTCACTTATAGATTTAATTTTATTAATGTTTGCTCCATAACTTGTGAATAACTCATCTGTACTTGGTGCTAAAGGTTTAGTTGATAATGTTCCTGCTATGTATCTTCTAAATTTTGTATCATAAGATTTAGTTAAAATATATGTGTCAATTATATTTGTGCTACTTGGATCTATTCTATTTGAATCATCAGCACTATGCACATATTGGAACTTGATATATTCACGTCCTCTATATGCTTTATAATCTGTTGATAAAGAAAGTGCTAATGTAGTTGAATTTAAAATTTTAAATACGTTTTCGTCTACAAGATAAAATATTGTTCCATCAGTATAAGAACTACGTGTGCCTATTGCACCTTCATTTTGCTTCACAGTAATATTGCTACTTGGTGTGTACACAAATATTTCACTTTGGTCTGTGGTGCTTTGTTTTTTCATAAACACCCATTTGTTAGTTGGATTAGTATTTGTATCTACATATTCTTCGAAAATATCTGGATTATCAACTACTCCGTCACTGTCATTATCATAAAATGTAACTTCAACTTTTTTACTGTTTACATAGTTGTCTGAATCTCTATATTCTTTACTGACTTGCCATAAAAAGTCAGTTGTGAAAGATGTAAGTGAATCTGGTTTTTGATTTATAGATAATATATTAATTTTGTCTTTAATAAGTTTTCCTGTTCTACTATCATAAATTTTATCTGTTGAATCATAGTAAAATTTAATTTCTTTATCACTTTCAAATACGTATCTAGTTGTTCTGTACGTTAGTGTATAGTTTACACCGTCTGTTTGGAAAAGCAATAACCAACTACCGTCTAATGACTGTTGTGATTCGTCACCTGTTTGCCCTTGGCTAAATGCTCCAGATGTTTTTAAATTTTCTTGTTTAATTACTTTCCAACTTTCTGTGCTTACATCAAAACGTAAACCAAAAGTATTAAAAGCAAATATTTGATCTATTACTTGACTTTTTACTGCTGTTTCTAATCCGTTTGCTAGTTTAGGTCTTACTTCAGTAAGGATTGCATCTGAAGGAATAATATCATTTAATACAACAGGCCCTACACCATTAGTAACTGTGGTTCCATCTGTTACGATGCTTACAACCTTTGCCCACTTATAAGTTACTGCATTAGGATGATCTGCTGTACCACTCATTAGTTCATGACTGTTGTTTGCCATGAAATGTTTTCCTTCTGGCGCACTAAATTTTAAAAGTGTTCCTGGTGTAACATATCTCAGTGAACTTCCTGTAAACGTGCCAAGCATCAAAGCATCATTGTTTATATTTTTAAAATAACCATTTGAGTTATTAGTTGACTTATCACTTTGCACCCACGTTGCACCAATGTCACCTGTAACTATTTTTGCAAATTTACTTAGATAAAAATTATTAATATTTGTATTTTGTAATAATGGTGTTATGGTGTTTTCAACTATACCTTCTACATCAGTTCTAGTTGTAAAATTAAAACTTGTTACGTCATCTTTGTCTTCTTTATAGATTACACCATCGTTACCATATATATTTGTGCTTGAATATTTTCCTGTTGAATCAATTAAATCAAAATATCTTGAAATACCTGATGACGTTCTGTTTACTGATTTTACTTTTATAATTTCCTGTGAAACTGCTAATGGACTCACTTGATAATCCTCGCCAGTAACCATTCTGTTCTGTGTGTAATATGTAGCAGGAGCATTATTTTTTATGCTTTCATTAGTTTCACTTACTGACGCATTGTCAACTGTATATTTTAATTCCATGTCAATTGTTAAAGTTTCACCTACACCATTTCTGCTAGTATATGGAATTGTAACTGTAATACCAATTAAATCATCTGGCTGAATTGCAAAACTTCTATTCTGTGATGTTCTATAATAAACTCTAAAATTACCTTGAGGTAAATTTCCAAATGTACCATCTGCAAATATTAAACTTACTCTATCTTCAACCCTGCTTAACACACTGTAAATATTTTTAATTCTTTTGTTTACACTATTGTATATTACATTGTTTCCTTCAACTGCATCAACTTTTGTCCATAGTTGACTTTCTGCACCATTATTATCTAATCTGTATAACCAAACATCACTATCATTTACATTTGTTGCATCTAATTGTACAACTTGATTTGATCCAGGATTAGTAATTTGAAAACCACCTTGATCTAAAATTCCTTGTCTGAATGAACAGAAGTATCCAGTGTTTGAACTTCCGTTTCCTTTTCCATCTTCACGATATAAAAATGCTAACCTATTTCCAGGTAAAGGTGCTTCTTCTGTAATTGTACCATTACCTATGTCCGAACTTACTACTTCAAAGATTGTACTTTTGCCGTCTACTGTTTTTGTAAAACTATAAACAGGAACATCTGCGTTTGTGGCATTGAATCGATACTGCTGAACAGTTATACCATTGACTGTATCTGATTTGACCGGTTTACCGACGATTCCGTTTTGAGGTAGAGCGGCATTAAGCACTTTTCTAAACTGTTCTGACCAGTTAGTATTTGCAGGATCATTCCAAACCACAGTTTGCCCTGCAAGGTTTACATTGTTGCTATCAAAAATTTCCTCAGTAGTTGCTACTGATTCAAATTTAAGTAATCCGTTTGCTGGTTGATTACGTTTTGGATTGTAAGAAAGCAATCTTGCTAGTCGGAGAACGGACTCTCTACGTTCTGCAAGTTCTAAATAATTTTCTCTAGCATTCAAGTCAACTCTAAATGCAATGTTTTGACCCAAGAAAGCAATAAGGTCAATCAAAGCGAGATATTCACTTGATTCAATGTAATCGTTAAAGTCCTCAGGATAATTTGTTCTGAGGTAATTGATCATTGTTCTACGTAAATTATCAAAGTCGTAACTCTGAAAATCTGCGTTTCTAAAAGACTGATAAACACGTTTCCAGTCTTCTGCTAACAATAATCTATTTTGTCTATATGTTGTCGACATAATGCTTCCTTACTATTTGTATTTACCTGAAACCATTATCTACGCACTTAATTCTATGATATAAATCCTGCATTCTGATCAAATGTCAAAAGCAAAGATTCTGAGATGTTGTACGGCAAATAAGTTAATGAAACACTAATTTGTAGTCCACTCTCATATTGATCTATTGTAACATTGTTAACTGTTACTCTAGGATCATAGTTTACTATTTCTGTCACGTTTTCTGCTATGGCTTCTTTTAAATCTTCTGTTAGGGGTTCATACAAAGCGTCCCATACTATTGTTCCAAATTCTGGATTTTCTAACTTTTCCCCTTGTCTAATATGAAACATATTAATAATGTCCTGCTTAATTAAAGCAAGATCATATAAATTAAATCCGGTAGCATTAGGATCTACTGTGCTTGTACCACGATAAGCACGACTGGTCACAGGTGGCTTCTGGCGTTTTGCTGTTTGCACTTTTACTGTTTTAATTACATCTTTTTCCTGTGTACTCATAATATTATTTATTGTCCTTTCTTGAACGTATCTACTGTTAAGGCAACTGTTTGTGCTGGTAATTCTTCTGGTTCTTGTCTATCTGTCTTAGTATCAACAAACACTGTTGGATCCATGCTTTCATGATGTGTCCAAGGCTCATGTTGAGGTAGACGTTTGGAAAGCGAAGCGTCCGCGATAGCGGTAGCGACAGACGGATAACGCGGAGTATATCCGGTAGCGGCTTGCGGTAACTTATGTGTAGACAACGGAGTTGTAGCGGTAGCGGTTGCGGCTTGTGGACCATTCATATGGATCTCTTTTGCTGTCTCAGTATGATTGTCTGTGCTTAATATATCTGTAGTTGTACCTGCTGTAAACTTGTTTGCTCCTAGTGTGTTTATGTCTAAGTTTCCAAGTGTAGTAATTGTGTTGTCAAGTGCCACGTAGGCTCGTAAACTCGCCGCAGTGTCAAGGTTAATGTTAGAGGAGGTCTTTAAATTAAATTCTCTTCCCGCTTGAAAATTGATGTCTCTGTCCGCTGTGAAGTTTAGATCATTCTCAGTATGCACACTTATACTATCACGTGCATATATGTCTATCTTACCATTTGAACTTAATTCTATCCAAGCAGTGCCCTTTGCGTTGCCTACATATATCAAGTCTTCCGTGTTGTGCATCAGTATCTGATGTCCTGTACGTGTACGCAATCTTATGCTTTCGCCCATTGGTAGATTGACCTTGCCGTCCTTGTCTCCTGCTTCTACGTTTGCATATTCACTTTTTGTGCTACCAGCGTCTCCTTTGCGTAGGTGCTTGTCATCTCCATCATCAAAAACCAAACTTGATCCGCCCAATCTCATTGAGTGTATCTGTGCCTTTGCTCCCTTAGGACCGTATGCTGTTTTTGGTGATCCTGGAGCCTTGTCCAATGGACCTGGTGTGCTTATGCCAAACACTGAACTTGGTGTTTCACGCCTTGCACTAGATGATGTTATACCTCTGATCTCATCTTCCAATAGTCCCTGTGAACTTAACACCGTGCTCTGTGGACTGACTGGCTTTATAAACTGTGTGGGATCTGCGGTTCTGCCCTTTTCCGTAAGTTTGTTGTATTCCGTGACTGGTAATTTTTTTGCGTTGTTTAATTCATTAAACGTTGTGGCCGCATAGTTACCTGACGGTACCGCAAAGTTCATGTAGTCATCTGGCACACAACCTATCCAATAACCTTGGTTGATTGAACCTTCAACAAACACAACCATAACACGGGTGCCAACGTCTGGTGGCACAAACCACATACCATAACTCATCTGTGAATTTGCGTAACCTTGGTTTTTGCTGTTTGCTCTTACTGTGGTTTGTCCGCCAAACAAACTTAGATATCTTACGTGTAGGATCTGTCCTGCGGCTTCTTCGTCATTACCTGACGTTGTGGTCTTTAGGATCTCAACCTCAAGGTCTCCCTTGCTTAATGGATCTAGATGTGAAACGATCCTTGCAATGTAGACTCCTTCTCTTCTGCTTAAACCACCGGCATCAACTGTACGTTTTTCCTGTGCCATTAATCTCCATCCTCCTGGCCTTCAAAACTGTTTTGGTCAACAACGTCAACTGAATTATCTGCCTTGACTTCGTTACCAACCTTGTTTTCTTTTTTGCCTTCTTGGTATGCGTTTGTGTCTGAATCACTAGCACTTACGTTTACAAGTTGATTACGTCTACGCACCATGTTTAATGACTGTTTGAATATTCCGCCTTGGAAAACGTTTGTGACCTTTACTACCTGATACACTCCTGAAAAAGCATTTACCTTGATTGTTTCTTCTGGAAAAGTCATTATACCTTCGGGACTAAAGTCCACAGGTGTTCTGAAGTTTACGTTCACATCCACTTCACCATTTTGATGATTGATTGAACCGTCTGCATTTAGGTTAATGGTTCCGGGTAAGGGTTCTGAATTGTAATTACCCATTCCACTGTCAGCGATGTAATAAGGATCTCCCCATATCTCCATGTCCGCCGTAACAAGGTCTGACCCACTATCTATGATAGCATTGTGGAAACGTCTAGCCACCGCCATTTCTGGAGTTTCTGGTACAGCACCCGCGGAATCTGATTTGTTTTCAACGTCTGGCAATGAACCGGATATTCCGTCAGGACTATTTCCAGTATTGCCATCTGACTGCTTAAAGTTAGTATCTGAAACATCTTCGGCAGTCCCTGATGTTTCTACTTTATTGGTACCTGCATTGTCCATGTTTTTTGCAATACTGGTATAGAACGCAGTGTTAATGTTTATATCAAATGAAAGTATATCCTTGTTAGCACCGGTGTATATGTAATTGTATGCTTTTACACACTGCTTTTCTAAGTTTTCTGTGCCTTTTGCTGGTGCATTAGGTGGAGCAAATTTAGAACTGTGTACCTTGTATGGTACTACTTTATATACATACACTCTTGGTGGTCTACCTGATTTCTTTTCCTGTTCCTTGTTAGTGATATTATAAACACTTGCTTCTA